GGGTTTAATAAAGACAGTGTTGAAGCTCAAGTTTCAAAGTTTGTTACCGATGCTAGAAGGTACGCTAGTTCAAACTTTGAAGAACTAAACCTGCAAGTTGATTCAAGTGGTAACTTAACGCCGGAAAATCTGGGTACTGAAGATGACCCAAGATTAAATCCATCGGGACAAAAAGCTCTAGATTACCTCTCTAACCCAGGTCAGGCTACTAGTGATTTCATAAACTTAAACGTTGGGAACTCAGCAATACTACTTCCACAACCAGTTCGAGTTGTCTTCTCATCTTTGTTTATGGTTGATGGTTTTGTTATGAACTCACAAATTCTATTTACTAAGTTTAGTAGGACACTTGTTCCAACCCAGTGCAAAGTGGTATTAAGTATGCAGGCCGTATATCTTGGGTTTGCTAGACAGAAAACATTCATACAAGACCAACTACAGAAAGCCGATCAGCAATTGGCTGATGACTGGTTCTCCGCAAACCAAAGTTTGATTGCGTTTAAACAAAAACTTGAAGACTTAAAGGTTGTAAACGTTGGTTTGTTTACAAACTATGATAGGTTAGAAAACGCTGCCGACATGAACATCACTTTTACTAATCCCGATAATGACAAAAAGTTTAAGCATCACGTTAACCGACAATATCCATGGATGTACGCATCTAAAAACTTTTGGTACGACCGAGGGGATGAAGAAAACTACGTAGACTACAGCAACCTACACCCAGCTCGTACCTTTCCTAATGGCAACCCGTCTGGCCAAACACTGTGGTACCAACCTTTTTCTGGTGGCACTGATGATAACTTTGTTAAAGGAGAAAACCCTTCTGGCAAAAATCCTTCCGGAAGACCTAACTTTTCCATTGGCTACTGCAGTAACACAGCAAAGAGAAACATAGCTGGTCAGGCACTGTTTGTTGACTCCGCTGAACAAAACCCAGTGTTTGGTTCAAAAATACATGTAAACGTTTACGGGATGTTTGATAGTGAGGAATCAGCAACTACTGCGTCTACCAAAATTAGCAATATACCTAAGTTTAAAGAAGCCAAGGTAGCCCCACCAGGGAGCCTGCTTATGGGTAGATATTTTAATGATTTTCCTAATGCCATATCTACTCAAGAAAATTGGAATGCGTTTATTGGTGGTTTTGGAACATTTAATGCAACCGCAGCCACGGACACATTTGTTAATTCTGCAAACGACCCTATTGGTGGAAAGCCCCCTGTTGTATCTATGGAAACTGATGTGTACAACAGAAGAAACCGTGCTCCTATTGCAAACTGTATAACCCCATCTGATGTTTATGGAGATGTTGCTCTTAGGTTAACACAACTAGGATTTACCACAAATAACGCAAAAAAAGTATTGTTAAATTTGTTTGCAGATGAGAGGGTTATAGGACCAGGTTCTGAAGAGGTGTGGGCTAGCATACATAACGCTGCAGATCCCAGCCAAAGAGCTGTAGACCTTTTGTTTGATCAAGCTTCATTGAGCCAGGCGCCAAAGCAGAACCTATTAGAAAACGAAAGTATTTTACAATCTAGATACTCATTTATTGGAGATTTTGGTACAGGTATTAACTCACTATTGCCTTTTGCCCACAATAAGTTTAAAGACAAGTGGTTTATATTTGACGTTAACATTGAGTCATCTCTGTCTTTTACTCCTTCAGGTAACGTTGCACAGACCATAAAGTCAAGCGGAAGCAGTAGATTAGTTGTTAAAGGTTCCGATTGGGGTAAAACAATACAGATTACGACTGGTGATTGGCAATGAAAAAGTATTTATCTACGGACCGCTACTCTCTTGACGTTGGTGGACAAACCGCGTCTAGAACAAACTTTGTTGCATCACAATTCTCAGTGTACGTTTCCAGAGAAGGCGACACCTTTATGAAGCTAGCCTCTTTATTTTTAGGAGACCAATCAAGGTACTGGGAGATTGCCGACATAAACCCACACATTGAGTGGCCAGATCGTATACCCGTTGGTACTAGCATAAGAATCCCAGTATGATAGTTAAATCTTTAAACGATGCTGCTGGTAAGGTGACGTTTTCTATCGACAACGTCCTCGTTGATTACATATCTATTACTGAGTACTCCCTAGAGCTCAGTGCTAACAAACATGATCTACTGACAGTAGTTATCCAAGGAATACCTCCTCGGGCCCTAACCGATTATCTAGGGGCAGCAGTTAGTTTTAACATCAACTCTGGTCCAGGTAGAACAAACACCTTTTACGGGTATGTTGTATTCACAGAGCCAATGCACCACAACCGTGATGGATTAATTAATGGAAGCCCTATACAACTTTCTAGGGTTTATTGCATGGGCGCTTCGTATTTGTTTAAAGAACTAAACTCAAAAGTTTGGGAGCTACCAACTCTTGGTAATGTCCTGAACTACTTCTCTGACAAATACAGATTTAGCGTGGATTACCCCAAGGACACCTACAAACCAACTCGATTAGTGCAGGCCAACGAGAGCGATTGGATGTTCTTGGACAGAACAATATCCCAACTCGGCTATTCATTCTCAGTACACGGCACACACATCCACGTATGGGACAACTACAAAGCCGCTGGTAGAGTCGCTTCTTATCACATAGCATCGGTTGCCGGAAAAACAGTTGGTAACCGTCCTTTCTCTATTTTGGATTTTGAAGCACAGCTAGGCCGTGTATCAGCTAGTGGTGATTCTAGTAAGTCCATAATCAGCCTTGTTGACTCCCTTGGTGTTGTGCATACCGTCACTGACACAAATGCTGCGTACACTCCCGGTTCAGAGGGCTCTGCTTTTTCAAACTTATTTAAAAAACCAATCTATGATACGGTGTTAACTATCGAAGAAGCCACCAGAAGAACACAGGGTTCCGACAAGGCAAGAGCAATCTACAACGCAAAACTAAAAGTATTTGCTGGGGCCGGAGCAGTCCCTGGTGGGGTTGTAGACATACAAAAGTTTGATTCAGAATTTGATGGGCTATGGTACATCCAAGATGTGCGCCACGACATAAAGTCCCAAAACTACACTACTGAACTAACGCTTAAAAAGTATAGTAATGGGTCAAATGAGTTGCCAACAATCACAGTTGAAGAGCAGTTGGAGCCTCCGCAGCCTGTACTATTGGAAGACAAATGGGTAGCTGAAACAGTTAGGGTTTTAGAATATGCGTAGTTCAGACATTACAATACACAAAGCAATAGTTCATAATGTGTCTAACGCTGGCGTCTACGTAAAAGTGCCGTCGCTACTTGGAGCTTCTGAAGTTATTGCTCTTCATGAGCCATCAATTTCAGATTATCGATGGCCACCTCCAATTGGAGATCAAATACTTGTTGCTGTTGAGGGAGACAACTTTAATAGAGTTTATGCAATTTTAAATGTTAACAACCAACCAGACAATACATTTGAAATTGCCGACGGTTCTATTACAACATCTAAGATTGCCGACGGCTCTATAACAACGGACAAAATTGTTAACAACGCGGTTACAACAGCCAAGATAGCTAATGATGCTGTGACAGAAGCAAAGATTGGTTCGTCTGCTGTAGTGACTGCAAAAATTAATGATGGCGCGGTTACTGAGGCAAAATTGGGTTTGACGGAATTGAAACTTCGTGCCTCGTACACATTTTCTGATTCGACAAGTGATTACATTCTTTGGGACACCGAAGATGCTGATACGTCAGGTTTCATCACAGTTTCTTCTGACACCATTACTGTTCCTTCCGGCAAAACCGGCTTGTATTCTTTTGCGGTCAGAGGAGCTTTGACTGGTGGAGATTCTGGAAATTCTTTGCAATTCAACAGTTGGAGAGTGAACGACCAGACTGTTTCCATGAACCAAGATCTTTGTTTCCCGGGTGGGATAATTTCTCATAGCGCGAACGTTTATCTAGAAGCAGGCGACACCGTAAAAGTTTATTTTGCTTATTCGAATTCAGCTGGTTCCCATTCAACAGCAACATTCCGTTTGTGGATGACAAGGATTATGGATTAATTATGAAAACTATAAAAACTCCTTTTCAGTTTATTGGTGGCAGCATTGGGTCAACCAGCGATCCAACCACGATTGCGAAACAAAAGATAGCAGACGTACTGCAAACAACTAACTACGAACGTGTGTTGCGCCCAAATTATGGAAGCACTATAAAGTACTTAGTTCACGATGTAATGGAAGAAGCAGAACTTGCTGATATTCGTGTAGAAGCTGTTCAGGATTTAGCAGAATACATATCAACTTTTTCAATAGTTGATGTACAATTTGATACGTCTTCAGTTGCCACTGGAGACTCAACTTTAAATTTATACGTTTCATACCGACTTCCACTAGGTGTTGTATCAACAAGTAGCGTACAGATAGCTATATCTGGGCTGATCACAGAAGACACCCAATTTTAGTTAGGATTTAAACTATGGCAACTAACCAGACATTTGACTTCTCAAGCAGAACATACTCAACGATACGACAGGACCTGTTGGCTAGAGCAACCACCGTTGCTCCTGAATGGACAGATCGAGATCCATCCGACTTTGGTATGTTGTTTGTTGACTTATGGTCTTACATTGGCGACGTTCTGCACTACTACGTAGACCGAGCAGCTAGAGAGTCGTTTATAACGACTGCCACTCAGCGCGAAAGTTTGATAGCTTACGCAAACTTGTATGACTACATACCAAACGGAAGGGAGTCGGCAGTAGCTACTGTATACGTAGCCAACAGCTCAACAGCATCAAGTGGTGCGGTAACCCTACCGGCGTATTCAAGATTTGCTGCTACATATGACGATACGCGGTACTACTTCTACACACAGGAAGAAGTGGTGCTAAACCCAGGATCTACAACTGCAATTACCGCAGTAGAAGGAACAAGAGTTGAGTCTGAGGTTTTGACTTCGTCTTCTTCTGGTTCACCTGGTCAGTCTTATACGCTTGCTAACTCTACTGCAGCCATTAGCAGCATTAGCGTTTACGTTACTGAAGAGGGTAACGAAATTGAGTGGTCTAGATACCAGAGCATTGTGGATATCCCCAACGGTGTGAAGGGCTTTTCTGTATACCTTACTTCTGATGGTAACGTTCAAATAATCTTTGGAAATAGGATCAACGGGTTCATTCCACCAGCTGGTTCACGGATTACCACTTCTTACACTAAGAGCTCTGGATCAAGTGGCAACATCCCAGCAAACCTAATTAACTCATTTGTTTCACTGCCAGCCAGCAACATCGCTATATCTTCTTCAACTTCTGCCACTGGTGGCACAAACGGAGAAACAGCAGAGACACTTAAAGCCAACATTATTGGAACTCTAAAAACCCAGAACAGAGCGGTCACACTTCAGGATTACCAAAACTTAACCACAAACGTTCCGGGTGTACACAAGGCGGTTGCTGTATACACACCAGCATCAGGGGGGTCGTCTGCTGGGGCTTCGGTAAGTTTGTATGCGCTGCCCTATGTCAGTGATTTCTTGAACCCAACTTCATCTTCTATTTCGGTTTCTTCGGCATTGCAGGACGCAATTTACGATTATGTATCTCCAAAGTCCATGATCGGCATTAACATATCAGTTCCATCTTCAATTAGCGTTTACAAGCTGAACGTTACTGCTGCCGTATACGTAGACCCCCAGTACGTAAGCGCATGGGTTAAAGCAGATGTACAGAGTGCAATCGATAGCTTGTTGTCGTTTGACAACACAGATTTTGGAAAAGAAATTCCTCTATCAAAAATCTATAAAGCAATTATGAATGTTGATGGGGTTGACTACGCCACCATCTCAGTATGTGGAATCACCACTTATTCTGGAACGCCTTATAAGGACTACCTAGCTAATACTGGCTCGGATCTACCACCAACGGCCATACTCCAGAAGGGTTCAATAACTATAACCACTGTTAACGGAATGACAACGTCGGTATAAGCCATGGCCTACACTTCAATTACAATACGCAGAGTTGACACGGGGGGAGACTACCTACAGTACACCCCTGGGTCTAGTGGAGCTAGTGTAAGTGGTGCATCCTCGCTTACCTACTTGCGTGGAGATGGTGTTCAAGAAGCACCAGTTCTAAGTGATGAAATAGCAGTTGGTGGTCTACTAACAAAGGCTGCGTTCTTTGAAGCGACGCCATTTGACTACGGGATTGTAGATGTTTCTTGGGGGCTAACCCTTTACGATGTGAGCGCTTCTGAGGTACGTCCTTACGAAGTTGTATTGTGCTACTCTCCCGATGGGTGCCCAGAGACCATTGGTGAAGGCTTTGTTTTAACAGAGACTAGAACACAAAGTACCTATAGACACTTCCAGGCACAAAGCCCATGGTCTTACTACACCTTGTTTGTTAGATTTAAGGGTGGATTGAGCAACAGTGATTACTACGAACCAGTTGCTAAATTAACTGTTCTAGTACCAAATAATTTAGGATCAACCGATGACTTGTATTCAA